GCAGATGCACAGGTTAGAGATCTCGATGGTGTTATACAAAAATTAAATACAACGTATCAACAAGAATTAAAAGATGAGATGGAAGCTGAAAACTTCTTTTTAAATTAATGGCTAATAGTTTTATAAATAAAAAAGCAGATTTAACGACTACAAATCTTACAACACTTTATACAGTGCCTTCGTTTAAAACTGCTGTTATTAAATCAATTTTAGTATCTGAAGATGCAGGATCAGGAGCTAGTATTACGGTGACTTTAGTGGACGCATCGTCAAACATATTTAGCTTATTTAAAAGTAAGGCTATATCTTCAAATGCCACAACAGAGCTATTGACTCAACCTATTGTTATGGAGGCTAGTGAGGCTTTGAAAGTCCAAGCTACCGATGCAAATGAGCTGCATGTCATAGCTTCAATATTAGAAATAGAACCAAGAGAGGTAACCACATAATGGAAACAATAAAGCCAGAAAAGATAATAACTACAATATCTAACTTGAAAACAGGAGAAAAATACAATACAGAGGAAGAATGGAAAGCAAAAGGCGTACCAGAATCTGACATCCGAAGAGATGTTAAGGTAATCATGCCTTCGCTTGATTTGTTCCCTAAAACCAAGTAGTGTGAAAAAATGGCAATAACTAGATCACAAATAGCAAGACAATTACTAGCTGAAGGTGGAGCACCTAGAAAAGGATTTTATGTAGGAGGTTCTCCAGCAGACAGTCAAAACAACCCTAGTCCTTCTAGTAGTTCTAATGATGGAAATGATGGATTTGGTGGAGAAGAAGAGTTCAGACCAACTTATTCTCAACAATTAACAAACATACAACGAGATAATGATAATCAATTTGATACTAATAGAGGATTTCAACCAGTAAGAAAAAATCCTTTATTATCTATAGCTAAAGGAGGTTTGGATCTTTATGCAAGAGCAACTATTCCTGGCTACAATACATTTAGAACTGCACAACAAGGTTTAAAACTTGCAAATAAATTTGGAGTAATTAATACAGGACAATTTAAAAATACAAACACAGGTGATGGCACTCCTCCAACAGTTCCTGATGGAGAGAATGAAACAGGAATTGTGCAAGCTGTGCAACCAGTTATGCCTGTTATTCCTAAATTACCAACTGACGTAGAAACACCAGAAAGTGATATACAATTCGTACAAAGGTTTACATTACCAGAAAGATTTCAAGCAGCTGATGGTGGAGAAGTATCTATAGATGATGCTGAGAGAATGGCACCCCCAGGTGAATCATTAGCTTATATTAATGATGATGAAGCAGCGTTGTTAAGAGCGATAGGTGGAGCAGGTGAACCTGTAAATCAAACAGGCATACCATCATACTTTATTAAAAAAGTTTTTAAAAAAGCTAAAAAAGCAGTTAAGAAAATTGTTAAAAGTGATTTAGGTAAAGCTGCATTAGCGGGAGCTGCTTTATACTATGGTGGTGGTGGTAGTTTATTTGGCTTACAACGAGCTGGTATGTCTGGTTTCCAATTTGGTAATTTACCAGGAGCTAGTTTGTTTGGAAAAGGTAGTTTAAATCCATTTAAAATGGCTCAAAACCCAGGAGGAACACAGTTTGGTTTAAGTAAATTTGGATCACTTGCAAACAAATTTGGAATAGTTTCTGATGCAGGGAAGGTAACTAAATTAGGAAAAGCAGCGGGACTTATAGGAGCTTCTACCCTAGGTGGACTTGCAGCTGGAGGAACAGAAGATGAAGTTGAAAGCACAGCACAAAGAATAGCTGATAAAACAGGTTTAGATATACAAGCTATTAGAAAAGAAGTTCAAGATGCTACAGCACAGGGTCAAGATGCTTTAGATGCTTTAGCTTCTAAATATCCATTTTTAGTACAAGCCTCTGACACTAGATTAAAAGATGGCGGCAGAGCTAAAAAGAAAAAAGTTTTTAAATACAGAAAAAAACCTTATGGACCTAAATTTGCTGCAGAGGGTGGTTTAGCAGCTTTAAAAGATGGTGGTGAAGTATCCATAGGCCAAATAGAAATGTTAATTAAAAGAGGTGCTGATAATGACCTTATTAAAACATATGTAGATGGTGCAGAAGATGGTGTAATAGATCAAATAAGAGAAGCCATGAAAAAAAGAAAAAAGAAAAAAGACGGCGGAGTAATGAGTCTAGGAGGTATGGAAATGGACCTTAGAGGCGGTGGTTTTGTTCCTTTAGGTAAAAAAGAAAAGGCCCTTTGGGAAGGTAAAGGT